TTCAGTATACCCGTGACAGTATAGATGCACCATTGCTAGCTTGTTCATCTCAGATATCACAGTTTTTTGAATTCTTTGAATAGTTCTACTGAATCTTATGTCTTCTTGTGCCAGTGTGGCTTTGGATCCCACATCTTCGTCATAGCCAAGATAAGCTTTTGGTATTTTTAAGGCAGCAAATAGCTTCTTTTGTATGTATTCAACATCTTCAATAGCAGCAGTATTCTGGCCGCCGGCTAGTGTGTCTATTCTTGTTCCTGACTCTCCGCCACGAACTGGAAGAAAATAGTCTTCATCTACAGAAAGTGGGTTATACCTTAAGTCAACTTTTCCGTTGTCTTTATCTACAACCTGATTTCTCTTTAAACTTGTCTGAGCTTGTTCCAAATAGTTTGCCACATCTTCGGGAGGAACATTACCTACGTCTATATAAAAAACTCGTCGCTCAGGAGCTCTGATAACTCTATACACCAACATCGCGTCTTCTATTAGTATTAACTGTCGCCAGATTCTTCGTGCTGACTCCAGAACAGAAGATCCGTATGGTAGAAATGCGTCGTTTCCTAAGAGTCTAAAATGAGAGACTTGCCAGTTTTCTAGAACTTGGTTACCTTGTGTTACCCACCTAAAGCGTACGGCCATTGGGTCTTCAGGGTCAAATCCGTCTTCTCTTTCCATTTCACTTATAGCAATTGGATAGGCATTAATTACGCCAAAGTCAGGATGAACATCGTTAAACAAAAAGAAGTCACCGTACTTACAGAGGTTTCTTGCCCACATAACAAGATTGAACTCTACATTCAATACATCATAAAAGAGGTTGTCTAAGAGCTCTTGAATCTTTCTATTGTCAGAGTAGATGTGTAAAACTCTTCCATGCTCATCAGATGCCACTGTCTCTTCTGCGTAGATATCCAGAGCGGATGCTATCTCAGGTGTTCCTTCCATTTCACTGAAATCAGAATACCTGGACATTCTATCAAATGCACCATATGCAGACAGTGTACTATTATATACATCGCTGTGTGCTCTTTTGAAAACTTCAAGTGCAGTGGAGGCCTTTTGAGAAGAAACGTTTCTTACGCTTCGTTTTATTACAGGGCCTGATCTAAAAAGTTTTGTTAATCTTGTGAACAAGCCAGCTTGTTGTGCCATTTGTCATCCTCAGTGGTTAATAAATATTGTATACAAACCAAATAAAACCTAAACTATAAAAGCCAGCTCATGTCTAGACCGTCGCTCGAGCCTGATGCGGGCAGGTCTGGCCATGAGTAAGGCCTTGTTGGATTCCATCCTGTTTTTTGCCACGGTGTTTTGGCCTGTTTGTATGGACGTCCGTTTACACCAAACCCAGCTAGCATTGCTTTGTTTAGATCAGTTGATTGTTTATTTGTCTTGGGCTCGGCATCAAATAGCCAAGTTCCGATAGCTGCTGCTATCACTAAGTCATCATTCTTTCCCTTTTGTGCTTGAGCTTTTGAGCCTTTCCACACAAAAGTTTTTAATTCATCTAAAAGTCTAGAAGAGTAAAAAGTGACTGAGTTATTTCTAAGGACTTGCTCAAATTTCGTAAGAATCTGTCCTCTTGATTGAGCACTTGTTGTAAAGCCGATTTTTCCTATAGGCACATCGCCCATGTACATCGCATTAAACTTGTCTCTTTCGTTCTTAAAATAAAGATTCTTGCACCCTAGTTCTACAAGCTTCATTATAACTGCGTATCCGTACGTATTATTTTCTGGGCATATTAAGGCATCGCCGTATCTGGTGGCGGCTTCCGCCAAAAGTGATGCGAACTGGTCGGGAGGTATCTTCCCTCGATACTCAGCCACTTGCTCAGCACTAGTTATGTCTAGTACCTGAAATGTAGAATAATCCGCGGCGTCACCACGTGCTACATCAGCAGAAATTACGTATTTATTCTCTCTCAGTGCATATTTCCATACCCAGACGGCCATTTCTGGGCCCCATCGTTCCAAGGGTTGTTTTACCCTTAGGGCCATTCTTTCAAGGTCAGGTGGGTTTAAGAAAGTATCTCCAGAGGCTGCAAAGTCGCACATTAGCTCTTGAGCAATCTGCTTTCTGGACATATTTTTGGTTTCTGTCTTAAACCACTCATCGTCTCTGTCCGGGTGGACATCCCAGAGAAGCTTAATAAAATTAAATTCGTTCTCTTTGGATTCAGACTTTACACATAGTTCGTGATATTTGTCGCCAACACCGTTAGGGGTTGACAAAACAATGGCGCGGCCGCCGGTAGAAAGTGTTGAATAGAGGCCCATCCATAGCTCATCAAAGTTTCTGATGAATGCGGCCTCGTCGACAATTAATAGAGAAAGAGCCTCTGATCTACCGGCGTCGTCGGAAGTAGGGATTGCTTTTATTTGTGATCCATTACCAAACTCGACACCTTGTTTGTTACTTCCAATTACTTCTGTAAGTGTCATCCAAGGCGGCAAGCTCCTCACAGCTGTCTTTACTTTTTTAATAAAGTTCTGGGCAACTGCAAGTTTTGTTGCTATGACCAGTATGTTTTTGTCTTTATAAAAATAGGCAAGCCAGACTGCATAGCACGCAGTCAAGGTTGATATCCCTAACTGGCGAGACTTAAGAATTACATTAAATCTATGGTCCACAAAGTCTGTTAGACATTCATCTTGAAAGTCATATGTGTCAAATTTTATTAGGCCGCGGGTCGGATGTTGAATTTTGACATATTTTTTAATAAAATATGAAGGATCCTTTCCGCACTTTATAATCTCTTTGACTTGCCGATTCTTGCTCTGACTGCTCATTACATATCTAAAGATAGTGTCTGATTATATCGATAGTATGCTACTTTTCTTAGCGAGTTAGAAGTCGAATGGATCATCTCGAGATTATCTCCCTCTCCTAAGTCTTCATACTTTAATGCTTCACCAGTAGCATCTTTATAATCTTTCTTAAGATTTTTAACTCTATCTTTCATTAGCTGGCGAGCTTGATCTCTTGCAGACTCAAGTTGTGGGTTTAAAGAGCTTTCTGATCCAAAATGTACAACTGTCATAAACTTCAGCACTAAAGTGCGTCCATGAAGTGAGTATTTCAGAGAGTAAGTTCCTGATTTGCCTACTAAATTAATGGCATCGTCTAAGATTCTTGTTATTGATTCGATTGGTTGCATGTTCATACCTCTTCTATAAATATATTCATTCTAGCGCGCGCGGCCGCTCGGGTGGGTCTTATTCCTTTTTTCCAATCAACATTTGATTGGTGTTTGAAATTAGTTATGCATTCTGTGCATGATCCTTCTTGTTGTATCGATTGTAGATCTTCTCGATCTCGAGCAACATACTCACAAACATTACATATTAATTCTACCCTCTTTGTGCTAGAAATAAAAACTACGTTATTTTTGTATGATTTTAGCATCTTTACCTACCTTGCTTATTTCAAGGACATTATCGACTGAATCTTTGACAGCATCGACATGTGATATTACTAGTATACATCTAAACCACTTCTTTAGAGAGTTTAAAAATGTAGTACATGCTTCTATGTTTCCAGCGTCTAATGATCCAAACCCTTCGTCAATTATTAGTATGTCGGGTTTTGAAAGCTCTGAAACATTTGTTAATGCTACACGGATCGCCATTGCAGACATCATCTTTTCCATCCCGCTACAGCACTCTATTATTCTCTTAGAATCTCCGTAGTTAATATAGATGTTCATGTCATTTGATCCTTCGATAGAATCAAGCTCTACTGTAAATCCGGTGGTACCTTGCAAGATACTTGCTATTTCTAAATTAATTTCGGGAAGTCTAGATCTTATTATCTCTAGCGGCACACCATTTTTAGAAGTTGCCTGTATGAAAAGGTCAAATACTCGCCACTGCTCTAACAAGTCATCGTACGCGCTCTTCGACTCTATTAGAGAGCTTATTTCTGAATGTAGAAGACCTACGTCCTCAGAGACTTTTTGGTACTTTTCTTCATAGGCAACTTCTTGATTTTTAAGATCTCTTAGTTTTACTCGGAGTGATCTTAATTTTTCAGCAGCGTCGGATGATGCTACATTTGATAGCATCTCGTTTAAAGATTTTTCCTGGAGTCTCATTTCTTCTGATGTCTTTTCTTTTTTTGACTTCATCTCCACAAGACTTATTTTTACTTTACTCTTAAGCACATTTGTCTCAGAGAGAGTGTCAAGCAAATTATTATATTTTTCTAGTTTTGTTTCTAGCTCTTTCTTTTGAAGTTTTTTGAGAGATTTTCTGGCAGCGCCGAGGTCGTCAGATAGTTCATCTATCTTTCTTTGCTTTGCTCTCAGGCTGGTCTTGGCCTTGTGAGCATTAAGAATAAACTTACACTGAGGAAACTTGTCTCCGCAAGGAACCTCATCTAAGACACTTACTTCTCTGTCTATAGACTTAAGCTTTTGCTTTTCTTTGTCTAAGCGGTGCTTGATATCTATCGTAGTTCTGTCTATGTCTCTTTGTTCTTCTATGGAAACTTTCAATTCTTCAATAGGGAATGCTTCTTTAAAAGTTTCTATTTTTTCATGCTTATCCTGCAAGTCGTCAAGCTCGCCTTTCAAAGAAGAAATTTTATCTTTTTGCATAGACGAGCGCTCTGTGAGCTGATTTACTCTATTTTCCTGCTCTTTTACGTCTTGCTCTGTGACTAGGTCTCTATCGGGTCGAGTAGCAAGAGTTAACTCTAAGTCTCGAGACTTTGTTCTTACTTTTTCTAAAAAAGAAAATATCTCTTCTCTTTCTTGAGTCTTGGCTCGAAGCTTATTCTTGGCATCGATAATTGAAACATCATAATCACGGTCTGGGACGCTTTTTATTAACTGTTTAACGCCAGCACTTTCATTTCTTGCCACTTCGTGCAAATGATCAAAAACATCCAGTTCTAAAAACTTGCTTAATACAGCTTTTCTAGAAGACGCTTTTTGTTTTAAGAAACTATTCATCTCCCCCTGAGATGCGAAGGCTGTTAAAAGAAAGTCGTCGGGGGCACCAACAATATCTCT